CTACTATGAAAACAAACTACTAGAAAAATACAAGTATGATAAATTGATGGAAATGGATGAGGATATTGTTAAGATGTACTTTGTAAACGATCCCAAAGGAAACTATTTTTTTTGGCTAAACAAATTAGATGTAGGAAAACCTAAAGACTTTTGGTGTCCTGAAACTTCTTTCTGGGGCAGTAAGAAAGTAAAAAAAAAATGTTATCTTTTAAATGAAAAAGAATCAGTAATTAAAAACATAAATAAATGAACTTAAATCAAAGACTATATTATGAATCACAATTTAATTTACTTGGACATACACTTTGCAAGATGTTTGAAGAATTAGATAAAGATGATCCAAGAAAAAAAAACTTAGGATCAATGATGGGTTGTTTAACAAATATGTACACTTTTACAAATACATTATTAATAGATGATATGTATAAAACTAAAAGAATACAATACTTAGAAAACACCTATGATAAAGACATACAAAAATTAAATAACAAAATAAATGAACTCAATAACACTATTAGATTCAACAACCTGGAAGAAAGCAGATTTGCTGAAAGAAATGGCAAGTGATGATTTTTATTATAACTATCTTGGTAAAACAACATTAAGTAGTTCAGTAATAAAGAAATTAAGAAAAAGTCCAAAGAGTTATGCTTATACAATAAAGTATGGTGATCCAATTACAAAGGCATTATTACTTGGAAGACTTTTACATTTGTCAGTTTTAGAACCAGAAGAATTTGACAAATATACTTTTGTTGATTGTAAGTCAAGAACAGCTAAAGTATTTAAAGATACGGTATTACAAAACAAAGATAAAGAACACACCATATTCACCACAAAAGAAAAAAGTGAAATAGAAAGATTACAAGATGCTTTATTTAGAAATGAACAAGCACTTAAACTACTAACCAATTGTGAGTATGAAATACCAGCTATTGATTATATTGAGGGCATACCGTTCAGAGGTAAAGCCGACATACTAGCAAAAGGCAATAGAATAGTAGATTTAAAAACTACATCATCAATACACAACTTCGCAAACCCACGTTCACAATATAGTGCATATGCTTACGATTATGATATTCAAGTATATATATATTGTCAATTATTTAAAATGGAAGCAAAACAATTTCAATTTCTTGTTATAGATAAACAGAGTTGTGATATAGGCATTTTCAATGTAGGAAATGACTTTTATGAAAGTGGTAAAAAGAAAACACTTGAAGCAATAGAAAGATATAAGATGTTTTTTATTGAAGATGTTGATTTAGATAGTTATACAATTAGTGGCACATTATGAAACCGAATAAAATAAAAATAAATAAAATAAAAGAAAATAGATCTAACCCTAGATTTATTGGTAAAGATAAATTTAAAAAGTTGGTAAAGAGTTTAAAAGAATTTCCTGAAATGTTAAAGCTAAGACCAATAGTAGTTGATAATAACAACATAATACTTGGTGGGAATATGAGATATAAAGCAGCAGTGGAATTAGGTATGAAAGAAATATGGGTGATACAAGCTGATGATTTAAGTGAAAAACAAAAGCAAGAATTTATCATTAAAGACAATGTAGGTTTTGGTGAATGGGATTGGGATATATTAGCAAACGACTGGGATGTTAAAAAATTAGAAGACTGGGGGTTAGTAGGTTTTCCTTTTGAAGAAGACATAACAGAAGTAAAAGAAGATGATTATACCGAACCTGATGAAATTCAAGTTGATGTTGTATTAGGTGATCTAATAGAAATTGGAAATCATAGATTGTTATGTGGTGATTGCACAAAAGAAAGTGATGTTAAAAAGTTAATGAATGGACAAAAGGCAGATATGGTGTTTACTGACCCACCTTATGGAATTAGTATTGTTCAATCTAATAAAGTTGGTGGCGATAAAACTTTTGGAAGTGTGGGTGGCGGTAAAATAGTAAAATCTAAAAATTACAGCAAAGTTATCGGGGATGAAACAACAGATACTGCAAGAAACTTTTACAATACTTGTATTTCTTTAGGTATGGAAAATTTTATTATTTGGGGTGGTAATTATTTTACAGATTTTCTAGCTCCGTCAATGTGTTGGATAGTTTGGGATAAACAAAATACGGGCAATTTTGCTGATGTTGAACTAGCGTGGACTTCCTTTAATAAAGCAGCTAAATTATACCAATGGCAGTGGAATGGAATGATAAGAAAAGGAGATAAAAAAATTGAAGGTAAAAGCAGAGTGCACCCAACACAAAAGCCTGTAGGATTATTTGGAGAAATATTTAATGATTTTGATTTTAAGTCTTGTTTTGATGGATTTTTAGGCTCTGGCTCAACTATGGTAGCATCACAACAACTTAACAGAGTTTGTTATGGAATGGAACTTGATCCAAAATATTGTCAAATTGTAATAGATAGAATGTATAAATTTAATTCATCATTAATAATAAAAATAAATGGAAAAAGATATACGCCAAATGTCAATGGCTGAAAGATTCAAATATTTAAATAAAAAAAAAGCTGAAATGTATAATGTAAAAAAGGACAGTAAAAAATCAGAAAGCAAATTTAACTAGTGAACAAAACCGAACACCATAAAAAAGCATTATTAGAAGCACTTGAAAAATCTTTAGGTGTTGTTACTACTGCTTGTAAAATAGCAGGGGTAGGAAGAACAACATACTATGAATGGTACAAAGAAGATAAAGACTTTAGAAACAAAGTAGATGATTTACAAAACGTAGCACTAGACTTTGCTGAATCACAATTACATAAACAGATAGCTGATAACTCTACACCAGCTACAATATTCTATTTAAAAACTAAAGGTAAAAAAAGAGGATATGTTGAAAGACAAGAAATTACTGGTGCTGATGGTACACCAAGTAATGTGAAAATAGAGATTATAAGAAATGAAGATAAATCTAAAGACTAATATTGTATTTGAAAATTTAGTTGATAGTGATAAAAAGATTATAGTTAATCAAGGTGGAACCAGGTCAGGAAAAACATTCAACATTCTTTTATATATTATTTTTTATTATTGTCTTAATAACTGTAATAAGACTATCACTATTTGTCGTAAAACTTATCCAGCATTAAGAGCAACAGTATTAAGAGATTTCATTAATATACTTCGTGAGCATAATTTATACAATGAGGATAATCACAATAAGTCAAGTAGTGAATATAATCTTTTTGGAAATCTAATTGAGTTTATATCTTTAGATCAACCAGTTAAAGTAAGAGGACGTAAAAGACATTTGTTGTTTATTAATGAAGCAAATGAATTGTTTTGGGAAGACTGGCAACAATTACTATTTAGAACAAGTGATAAAATAATACTTGATTATAACCCAAGTGAAGAATACCATTGGATATATGACAAGATAATACCACGTGAAGATGCAAACTTTCTAAAAACAACTTACAAAGATAACCCATTTTTAGAGCAGTCCTTGATAGATGAAATAGAAAGACTTAAATATACTGATGAACAATATTGGCAAATATATGGACTTGGTGAAAAAGGTATAAGCAAGGCAACAATATTTAATTATGTAGAATGTAATCAAGTGCCTTTTGAAGCAGAGGTGGTTTCATTTGGTATGGACTTTGGTTTTACTAACGATCCAACTGCACTTGTGAAAGTAAGCAAACTAGATAACAACTTATACATAGAAGAATTACTTTATAGAACAATGATGACTACTGGTGATATACACAACTTCTTAAAAGGTAAAGTAAATCGTGAATCAATATATGCTGATAGTAGTGAACCAAGAATAATAGAAGAACTAAGAAGAATGGGGTGGAGTATTAGAGCAAGTTTAAAAGGTAGAGATAGTGTAAATGCTGGAATAGATTTACTAAAAAGGTTTAAGATACATATACACAAAGATAGTACCAATGCTATACAAGAGTTTAGAAACTATAAATGGTTGGAAGATAAAACAGGTAAACTAACAAATAAACCAGAAGATAAAAACAACCATATAGCTGATGCAGTAAGGTATGCAACCTATTCAATATTAAGCAAACCCAACTTCGGTAAATATGCTATTCGGTAAAAATATTGGGTAGATAGAAAAATGTTTTGTATATTAGAGTAAATAAATATAAATAATTATGAACAAACAAATATTATTAGAAGAAGCACAAGTTAGATATTTAAATGGATACTCTAAAAGTAGAATTGTAGATTATGTGTTTGAAAATGCAAACAACGATACACAAGCAAAAAAAATACTTTCTGTTATATTCCAAAAACCAGTAGTCTAATGAATCACTTTATGAATAATGGTATTGAATACCTACGGAAAAAAAGAAAACACCCAGCTTTAAAAGATGGTTGGGATGAGTTGCCAAGAGAGCAACAAGTACAAGAAATGCTTTACTGGAAACAAAAAAGGTAAAGTAGTTTTTTCATTATATGTTTAGTTTAATTAAGGGCAGTTGCAAGACTGTCCTTTTTTTTTATAAATTAGTAAATAAAATTGTTATATAATTATGAGAATACAAATCAACGTGCCTGAAAGTTTGCACGAAATTACACTTGGGCAGTATCAAGATTACCTTGAAGCACAAGAAACAATAGATGATGATTATCAGCTGGGATCAAGAATGATAGAAATATTTTGTAATATTCCAGTTAAAGATGTTTTTCAATTTCGTATGAGCCATATTACAAGCATACAAAAAACATTGATTAAAATATTTGAAAACAAAACAGAAACTTTAATTAATAGATTTACAATACACGGTATTGAGTTTGGCTTTATGCCAAGTTTAGATGAAATGACTTTTGGTGAGTATGTTGATATTGATACTTACATAAAAGACTGGAAGCAAATGCATAAAGCTATGGCAGTACTATATAGAGCAATAGATACAAAACATAAAGATAGATATAGTATTGTTGCATACGATGGTAAAGAAACAGACATAATGAAAGATATGCCATTAGCAGTTTGTTTTTCTTCCATTGTTTTTTTTTACAATTTAGGGATAGAGTTATCTCAAATTATGATGGGTTATATGGAAATGATGACACCGACCCAAAGACGGGAATTGGAAGCTTTGGAGTTAAATGGGGGTGGTATCAGTCAATTTTCGCACTCTCTAAAGGTGATGTTAGAAGATTTGAAAATATCACTAGACTAAATATGCATCAGTGTTTGATGGCATTAGAGTTTATGAAAGAAAAAAACGAATTAGAAATGAAACAAATAAAAAATAGAAAATGAGTGGGGCAAGAGGTTTTTACTTATTAACTGAAACAATTAAAACAAACTTGTTAGCTGATGAGAATGTAAACACAGTTACAACAGGTGATATTACTAAAATAGATTTATCAAAACAAACCATTTACCCATTGAGCCATATTATAATAAACAACGTATCACAAGAAGATCAAGTATTAAGGTTTAACATTAGTGTATTCTGTATGGATATAGTTGATGTAAGCAAAGAAGAAACTACTGACATATTTAGAGGTAACGATAATGAACACGATGTTTTGAATACACAACTTGCAGTTGCTAATAAATTGATTGAAACATTACGAAGTGGTGATTTATATACAACTAAATACCAACTTGATGGTGTTGTTAGTTGTGAACCCTTTTATGATAGGTTTGAAAATGAAGTAGCTGGTTGGGTTGCAACTATGGATATATTAATTCCTAACGACATAAATATTTGCTAATGAGATTAGATAAAGTAAATTCAATAATGAGGAACTTTGTAAGACAAGTTGTTGTAGAATCAATGGCTAATGTACCTAGTAACAGTGGTAAATTAAAAAGTAGCATTAATGGTGATTACATACCTGAAACACAAACAGCATTTTTTACAGGTGAAGAATATGCATTGTATCAAGACTTGGGTGTTAAAGGAACTCAAAGTGGTGAAAGTGTAGGTAAAAAGTATTATGGTTCGGATGCAAGAGAATATAAATACACAACCAAAATGCCACCACCTAGAGCATTAGATTCTTTTGTAGTTCGTAAAGGTTTAGCACCAAGAGATGAAAGAGGTAGATTTTTACCAAGAGCAGTAAACAAAGTAGGTTTTCAAAAGTCTTTAGCATTTTTAGTTGCAAGATCAATATTTGGAAAAGGAATTAAGCCATCACTGTTTTTTACAAAACCATTTACAAAGTATTTTAAAAATTTACCAGATAAATTAGCAAAAGCATTTGGAGATGATTTTGAAGTAGAAATCAACAAAACACTAAACCCATAATGGCAATACAAAAAGTAAATATTAACACACCTATATATATCAAGATAGCAAATAGCACCCTTGCAAGTTGTCAGCTTACAATAGCAATTTATACTGGTGCATTTCAAACATCACCAACAACTACATATACATTAAGAAAAAATGAAGTTGCTGACAACAACTATGTAATATTTGAAATAGGTGAACTTATTAAAGATTACATTGACTATGACTTTAGTGGAACTTTTGGTAATAATGGAATCAATCTATGGGTGCAAACAACTGCAACGCCTTTTAATTCAAGCAATACAGCACTTGATGCAGTAACTACTATAATGATGGCTTTTGATGGTTATGGATATTTTGAAGATGGCTTTACAACAGTATCAACAACAAATAATGCAACAACTCAAACCTTAAATGCTTTTAAAGGTGATAGTTTTTTGTTAATGAGTAACACAAAAATTATAAGGAAAACAAGTGAGATATTAAAAATACCAGTGGTTGCAAATCTAAGTGTAAACTCTGGCTCTGATACTTATACAGGTGCAACAACCGTAACATTTAAAAATGGAGCATCAACAGTTTCAAGTGTTACAATAGCAACTGGTGTATCAAACACTTCTGGTATGATTGAGTATGCAACAAGCACAACGGCAACAATAACTTCTGTTGAGGTAGCAAGTTCATTAAAAACAACAACGCTTGAAGTTATAGAAGATACTTGTAAAAAGTTTGATAATGTAGAGGTTTACTTTATAAACAAACAAGGTGCAATACAAAGAGCAAACTTCTTTTTAAAATCTACACAAACACTAAATGTAACTAAAGAAACTTTTAAAAGTAACACATTAACAACAGCAGCAAACTATTCAAAAAACAATCATCAGTATAAAACTAGAAATATAAATAGCAGACAATCACTTACAATAAATAGTGGTTATGTGCCTGATGACTTTAACCAACTCATAGAAGAAATATATGTATCATCAAGAGTGTGGATAAATGGTTCAGCTATTGGTGGTGATGCTAATACAAGACCACAATATTACCCTGTAATTGTAGAAAGTAAAAGTGTAACATTCCAAACAAGTTTAAATGATAGACTTGCAAATTATCAATTACAATTAATATATGCTTACGATAGAATTAATACCATCAGATAATGAACAAGGTAGGTTTAGCAATACCAGATATTATATTAGATGCACCTCAGCCAGATCCTGATTTATGGCAAAATGAAAGCACCATTTGGCAAAATGCTACAAGATTATGGAATGTAAACAATTTAATTACTGACATTGATTATCAACGCTTAGACTTATTTGAAGATGAACAAATAAAACTTACACAAACAATACAAGATATAAAAGACATTGAAAAAGTATTTACCGATTTTAGTCAGAGTTTTAATTTACCAGCATCAAAAATAAACAATAGATTATTTAGACATTATTATAGAACTGATATACAACTTACAACTTTTAGTGATGAAGTATTTAATGCTAATACAAAATTAACTGCAAGACTTGAATTAAACTACCGACCATTTAGACAAGGTTATATTGTACTAAACCAAGTAAAATTAAAAAACAACCAACCTAGTTCTTACAACATTACTTTCTTTGGGGAAACAATTACACTAAAAGATAGATTGAAAGATAGAAAATTAAGTAGTTTGAACTTTAGCCAATACAATCATAACTACAATGTAGCAACAGTCAAAGAGGGTTTAGAAACTTTTGTAACAACATTGAATGGCACAACAACTTCAACAGCACATATTATCTACCCTTTAATATCACATACTCAAAGATTTATATATGATAGTACTGCACAAGGTGTACTAACTACACAAGCTAGGTCTGGTACGACTAGAAACTTATATGCACCATCAAGTGGTGCAAGTCAAAGTACAAGTGGTAGTGGTGATACTGAAAGACTTGGAACAACAAAGGGTTTACAATTCAATGATTTGAAACCAGCTATAAGAGTAATAGATATTTTAGATGCAATAGAAAATGATGCTGATATTGATCTAGAATTTACAACAGATTTTTTTACAACAAGTGGCTATTTTGGTGATTTGTATATGTGGTTGCATAGAAACAAAGGTGATATTGGAGTAACACCAACTGGTTCAACTGATGTAAATACTATACTAGTTGATACAATACAAAGTTTTACTGGTGATACAACAACCTTTTTTGCAGACAATGGGGTTGCAAATTTTGTTCCTACATTTGTAGGTGGTGTGTTTACTTTTAGGGTTGCTCAATCAGGGGTTGGTGATAATGTAGATACAGAAGAAATGAGTATCAATTGGACTATAACGTCTAGTGATACAAGCAAAAACTTTACTGCAAGAATAAAAGACTTCACAACTGGTGAGCCAATAGTAAGTCAAGAATATGGAAACACAAACCCCCTATCAATAAGTGCTGGTTTTTCAGCACCAGATATAGATGGTTCATTAGTAGAAAACAAAGTTGTGTTTGAAATAGAAACAACTGAAACTTCTTTGCCTTTGACATTCACAATGACATTTACAAAAACATTAACTAGTACAGATATTACTGGGCAACCTGATGTATTTACTTTTGTTGTAACACCAGGTGTTATTAGTCCATCATCTTTAGTAGATACTATTGTTGTTTCTGAACAAATACCAGATATTACTATTGTAAATTTTCTAACTGGTTTATTTAAAATGTTTAACCTAACTGCCTTTATTGAAAGTGATGTTAGTAGTGCTGACTATGGTAAAGTTAGAGTAAGAACTCTTGATAGTTTTTATGCAAGTGGCACAAGTAGAAACATTACAGAGTTTGTAGATACAAGTCAAGGTGAAAGTGGTTTTAGTGTACCATTTAATGACATTGAATTTAAGTTTGAAGACCCAAAAACCTTTGCAGCATTTTTCTTTGATAAAATTAATGGTAGAGAATATGCAAGTGCAAAAGCATCAACAACACAAAATAGTGGGCGTGATCCAAGATTGAATAGAGGACAAGATTATAGAATCAAATTACCTTTTGAAAAAATGTTTTTTGAAAGATTAATAAATGTAAACAACAATGCGAATACAGGTATTGGTTTCGGTTACTTTGTAGATAACGACCAAAACCCAACAATAGCAAAACCATTGTTATTTTTGAGAGAAACAACTTCTTCAGAAAGAATACAAATCTTTGATGGTGGTGGTGCAGGTACACCAGCAAGTATTCAATCTTATAATAGACCAACTAATTTTAGACCAGGTACAGAAACAAGAGTTATTTCGGTAAGTGCATCTGAATCAAGTAACTTTACATTTGAGTTTATAAATGGTACAACATTTGAAACAACAACTGGCTCGGTAGCACCAGGTGCAGGTACTACAATTACACCAGTGGTAACTGGTAGCTTTGTTGAAACCTCAACACCAGCAAGTGCATCAAACATTACAATAAACACTACAACACTTACAACAGGGCAAACAATAAACTTTAGCACAGAGATAAATACCTTTAACAATTCAATAGATGCTAATACTTTATTTAACACATTTTATAAAAGTTATATTGCTGATGTGTTTAGTAGCAGTAGAAGACTTGTTAAAGTTAATGCTATTTTACCACAAAGTTTCTTAATGAATTATAAATTGTCCGATACGATTGTTATAAATGATGTAGAGTTTTTAATTAACAAAATATCTACCAACTTACAAACAGGTAAAAGTACATTAGAATTATTAAACAAAGTAAGTTAAAATGATAAATGACATATTACAATTATTGGAATACGCAAAAGGTGAAACTGAAAACATTAGAATTGCACAAGGCAAATATAGACTACCTAATAGTTTCAAAGAGGGTTACAGACAACTAAAAAAAGAAGTTAAATGGAAAAATATAACAAACTAAGTATATGTCAATAAAGAAATTAATATCAGTTGGTGTAGATACTAAAAAGGCACAAGAACAAACAATTTCATTTGCTAAAGAAATTCAAAGACTTGATAACAATGTAGCTGGGTTAAATTTACAGATAGCACAAAATAAAGTTGAAATGCAAGAAATGGGTGGTACTCAAAAAATACTTGCAGAGGGTGAGATTAAAAGGTTAAACGCACAATTAGAACTACAAAAAGCAAAACTTAGATCTGCAAAAACTGAAGCAGCTGGTTATAATAGGGTATTAAGGGCGCAACAAAAAGGTCAAACAGTAGGTAGGGTTAAAGCACTACAATTTAATGAAACACTTTTAAAGAATAGAGATATACAAGCTGGGTTAAATCAAATTACTTTTGGTTATTCAGGGCAATTAGTTAAGTTTAGCAAACTATTTATCTCTGCATCAAAAGGTGTTAAAACGGCAGGTGTTGCACTAAATTTTTTCAAGAAAACACTTATTGCAACTGGTATTGGTGCAATCGTAGTTTTAGTTGGTTTACTTGTAGCAAACTTTGACAAATTAAAAGATGCAGTAAATGGTGTATCATCAGCACAAAAAGACAATTTAGAAACTGCAAAACAAACAGTTGCAGAAGAACAATCAAGATTAGACATTACAAACAGTCAAGATGAAACTTTAAAAAGACAAGGCAAATCAGAAAAAGAAATACTTAAACTTAAAATAAATCAAACTAATGAAGTAATTGAAGCACTTAAAATTCAATTAGAACAAGAGAAACAAATTAAAGCATCACAAGTAGCAGCAGCAGAAAGAAACCAAAAAATATTAGCTGGAATTGTTGGTTTTATTGCAGCACCTGTAACATTAATTTTAGGTTTGATTGATGCAGCTACGGCACTTGCATCTAAAGTACCAGGTTTAAATATTGAAGCGACAAGTTTAGCAAAAGATTTTACAATGGGTACAGCAAAGTTTGTGTTTAATCCAGAAGAAGTTGCCGATGAGGGTGATGCAGTTATAGAAGAAACTGAAAAAAAACTAACGCAACTTACAAATACAAGAGATGGCTATTTAAATAGTATTGACGAAATGGATAAAAAGTCAAACGAAAAAACAGTCAAAGATACAGAAGAAACTCAAAAGAAGATAGATAATATTTTAAACAACTTCCAAAAACAAAGAGAGGATAAAGAAGCAAAAACAAACGCACAAAAAGTTGATTTACAAAAGAAAAGAGCAATAGCAGAACTTAAAGCACTTGGTGCGACTAAAGAAGAAATAGAAGCAGTAGAAACGCACTTTGCAAATTTAAGAAAGGAAGCAGTTGAAAAAGATCAAGAGAAGATAAACAACATAATGGATAGGTATGCTACTCAACTTGCAGATAGAGAAGCAGTTACCCACGAGCAAAAAATGTTATTGCGTAAAGAAAGAGCATTAGAAGAAGCTAGATTAGCAGGTGCAAACGCAGAGCAAATTGCTCAAATAGAAATGTTTTATAGTGGTTTAATAGCTGATGCAATAATTAAAGATAATCAAGCAATTACAAAAGCGACACAAGAAGAAGAAGCAGCAAGGTTGGCTTTAAAAATGCAGGCATTGGATAGTGCAATATCAATAGCAAATGAAGAAAGTGCAGTAGGTAGAGCATTAATTGTGGCTAAACAAATTCTACTCGCAAAAGAAGCAATTTTGAATTTTAAGAAGAATTTAATAAATGCTACAACAGCTATGACTGGTGTAACTATTGATGCAAGTGAAGCGAGTGTAGAAACAACAGCGTCTATTGCAAAGGCAGCAAATGTAGCGCCCCCACCATTAAACTTACCATTTATAGCAACCGCATTAGCAACAGCAGCAAGTGTAATGTCGGCAGTAAAAGCAGCAGTTGGTGCAACAAAAGATGCAGCAAGTAAAGCTGGTGGTGGTGGTGGTGGTTTGAGTGGATCATTACGTACACCACAAATATCAACACAAGCACCATCATTTAATATAGTAGGTGCATCAGCAGAAAATCAATTAGCACAAACAATAGCAGACCAAACGCAACAACCTGTTCAAGCATTTGTAGTTGCTAATGATGTAACAACTGCACAAGGACTAGAAAGAAATATTATACAAGAAAGTAGTTTAGGATAAAGCAAAACAAAAAAATTAAAATGTTATATAATTATGAAAATAGTAGAATTAATACTTGATGAAAATGAAGAACTATCTGGTGTTGATGCAATATCAGTAGTTGAAAACCCAGCAATCGAAGAAGACTTTGTAGCACTTAAATCACAAGAACTTAAACTTGCTGAGGTAGATAAAGACAAAAAGATTCTACTAGGTGCTTTGCTTATACCTAACAAACCAATATTCAGAAAGGGTGAAGAAGAAGATTACTACATTTATTTTTCTAAAAATACAGTCAAGAAAATAAGTGAAAACTTTTTACAAAAGGGTAACCAAAACAAAACTACACTAGAACACCAACAATCTTTAAAAGGTTTGACATTAGTTGAAAGTTGGATAGTAGAAGATGAAAAATATGACAAGTCAAGAAAGTATAATATGGATGTACCAGTTGGAACTTGGATGGGTGCTATAAAGGTAAACAACAATCAAGTATGGGAAGAATTTGTAAAGACTGGTAAAGTAAAAGGTTTTAGCGTGGAAGGATATTTCGCAGACCGTATGGATAGACCAAAAGACGCAAGTGTTAAAGATTTATCAAAACACGAAACTGATGATATACTTGATGCTATTAAAGAATTATTTACACACCACGTGCAATTAAAAACTTTCAACGATTATCCACAAAGTGTAGTAAACAACGCTAAAAGAGGTATTGAACTAAATGCAAAAGTGAATAACAAGTGTGCAACTTTAGTTGGTAAAAATCGTGCAAGACAATTAGCATCAAAAGAAAAACTTTCTGTACCAACAATCAAAAGACTTTATAGTTATTTAAGTAGGGCAGAAACTTACTACAACCCAAAAGACAATGAAGCTTGTGGTACAATATCTTTTTTATTATGGGGTGGTAAATCTGCAAAAAACTGGGCAGAAAGTAAACTAAAAAGTTTAGGTGAACTAAAACTATATAGTGAAAAAGTAAACGATGACTTTGCTATAATAATGGATAGACTTGCTTATAGTTCAAAAGATATGGCAGAGAAAATTGCACTTGATATTGGATGTGATGGCATACACGAACACGATTACGAAGATCAAACTTGGTATATGCCTTGTGAGAAACACGCTATGAGTGAAGAAGAATTTAGAAAGTATAAATGTCCTGAGGGTTATGTAAAAGATTACAAAAAACACAAGTGTGTAAAAAAAGATAAGTATGCAAAAGTAGGTAAAAGGGGTGGCATAGTTAAAAGTCCAAAAGCACCTAAAAGTGATACGCCAAACCCAAACCCAAAAGGTAAAGGTACTGCAAGAGGTACAGCTAAAGGTAAAACTGGTGCAAAACCAACAGCGAAAGATAAAGCAACACTACAAAAAAAAGCAGATGACTTTAACAAGAGATATAAAGAAAAATTAGGATATGGTGTTACTGTTGGTGTTTTATCAAGTGTTTTTCAAAGAGGTTTAGGTGCATTCAATGTATCAAGCAGTCCAAGAGTAAGCAACCCAAGTCAGTGGGCGTTTGCAAGAGTAAATGCTTATTTATACCTAGTAAAAAACGGAAGACCACAAAACGCTAAATACAAACAAGACAATGACTTATTACCGAAGAAACATCCAAAAAGCACAAAGTAGAAGAAGACGGTCAGTGTACATAGGATATAGAAATACATCAAGTCCAAGACCAGGAAGCAATCGTGCTTGTTTGTGTTGGGAAGAAGAAACATACCATATTGACTGTTGTGATGGTTCACTACACGCACAAGGTATTGGAAAAACAACGGCTTAAACGCAAATTATTAATCAACAAATGTTATAGAAATATGAAATCACAAGAATTAATTTATCAAATTAAAAATTTATTAGGTATGGAAGAAAACATACAATTAGCACAACTAAAGCTAGAAAACGGAACTGTTTTAGAAGCAGATTCTTTTGAGCAAAATATGGAAGTATTTATTTTATCTGATGATGAAAGAATTTCTTTACCAGTAGGTGAATATCAATTAGAAGATGGTAGAACACTAAAAGTAGAAGATGAGGGTGTAATCTCTGAAATTGGTATGAACGAACACAAAGACAAAGAAGAAGAAGAAGAAAAAGAAGAAAAAGATATGGAAGATAAAGACAAAGAAAAAATGGAGTATGTAACTAAAGAAGAATTTAGAAAAGAAATGGATGAACTTCGTAAGCATATTGAAGATATGATGAAAGATAAAGACGAAGAAAAAGAAAAGGAAAAAGAAGAAATGGCTTCACAAGTAGCAACAGAAATTGCAGTTGAGATGAGCAAACAACCAGCAGCAAAAGCTATAAAACATAGTCCTGAAAATAAAGAAGACAAAAAGAAGTTTGTTTTTGCAGATAATAGAAGACAAACAACTTTAGATAGAATAATGAATAAATTAGCAAACAAGTAAAAATTAAATAATTATGGCAGTTTTAACACACGTAGTAAACCCTGCAAGACGAGAGCGAAATGAGGTAGATCAAGTAACCGCAGCAGTAACTCTAACAGCAGCAGATAGTGGAAAATGGTATGAACTTGCAGCATCAGCAGGTGTTACAGTTACATTACCAGCAGTAAGTTCTGGCTTAAATTTTAGATTTGTTGTAGCAAATGCGTTTGATACTTCAAATTATATTATTGATAGTGCAGAGGGAGATAATATAGATGGGAACTTAATAGTAAATGGGGCAGCAGTTGCAGCTTCTGGTGAAGATCAAATTAACTTTGTAGCATCAGCAGAATCAGTCGGTGATTTTATCGACATTTGGAGTGATGGAAACAAGTGGTATGTTTGGGGAATCGGAAACTCGGCAGGTGCCATTACAGCAACAGATCCAAGTTAATAATTAAATAAAAAAAGAAAATAGATATGGCAACAACAACTTCAATAACAACTACCTATGCTGGTGAATTCGCAGGTGATTACATCGCAGCGGCATTGTTATCAGGTGTAACTTTATCTGGTGGTGGAGTTACTATTAAACCGAACATTAAGTTCAAAGAAGTATTAAAGAAATTAGCACTTGATAGTATTTTAAAAGATGCAACGTGTGATTTTGATTCTACTTCAAATGTAACTTTAACAGAAAGAATCTTGCAACCAGAGGAGTTTCAAGTAAACTTACAGCTTTGTAAAAAAGATTTTAGACAAGACTGGGAAGCAGCGAGTATGGGTTTTAGTCAATATGACAATTTACCACGAAATTTCTCTGACTTCTTATTAGCACAAGTTGCAGCAAAAGTAGCTGAAAAAGTAGAGCAAAACATTTGGCAAGGTGCTACTGCAAATGCAGGTGAGTTTGATGGTTTTCAAACTTTACTAGCAGCAGATAGTGATGTAGTTGATGTAAGTGGTACAACTTTAACAGCTTCAAATATTATTGCTGAAATGAATAAGGTCGTTAATGCAATACCTGGTGCAGTTTATGGTAAAGAAGATCTAAAAATTTACATTCCAACAAGTGCAGCTAAGTTTTATGTACAAGCACAAGCAGCTTTAGGATATAGAGATTTATATAATGTAGGTAAAACAGATATGAATTTCCAAGGTATTCCACTTTATACAGCACCTGGTTTGGGTAATGATAAAATGGTAGCAGCACAATCAAGCAACTTGTTCTTCGGCACTGGTCTTTTAAACGACTGGCAAGAAGTTAAGTTAATTGATATGGCTGACATTGACGGATCACAAAATGTTAGAGTGATTTTAAGAGGATCTGCAGGAGTACAACACGGAATTGGAAGTGATATTGTACTTTATTCATAATTAAATTAATCAAGGGGGTGTAAAACCCCCCTTATAAAAAGTAAACAAGATGGCGTGTAATATAACAAACGGAAGAAGTTTAGCTTGTAAGTCAGGTGTAGGTGGCTTGAAGTTTGTATTTTTTTCCAATTATTCAAATACAACTAGAGATTTGGCTATTTCTGGTGATGGTTCTGTTACGCTTGATGGTTCAGTAGATTTTTTCAGATATGACTTAAAAGGTAATTCTTCATTAGAAACAGCAATTAATTCATCTAGGGAAAACGGTACTACTTTTTATGAAAGCACCTTAAATGTAACTTTACAGTTTTTAGATAAAGCAACACAAGAGCAGATTAAATTGTTAGCACACGGAAGACCACAAGTAGTAGTAGTGGACTATAATGACAATGCATTTTTATTAGGTAAAGAACACGGATGC